TTCTTTTTTTTCAACTTTTTTAAATGTTCCCGTTCGTGCAATTACAGTTTGTTTCCAATTGTTACTATCGTATTCGCCATTGTATTGAATTGACTCAACCTTATAAACTCCATTTAATTTTGTTTCGTATAACGATTTTAAATTAACCAATCCAGCAACTCTAATAGTCGGATTCATTAAAGAATCAAAAGATATTTTCTCAATCTCATTTTTATTATCGTCTTCACCTTCCGTTTCATATGTGATAGTGGGTGTAGTTAATAATCCAGTTTCGCTATTTACAACTGCACTATAATCGCTTATGACTTCATTCTTTTTAATTATATAAATCTTTTCATCATCAATAAAATAATCTTCATCAAATTGTAAATTTCTTTCAATTAATTTGTGTGAATTTCCAACTAAAACTTTGGGTCTTAAAGTTTCTTTTTGTGTTGTTACTAATCAGAAACGCCCCACCAACCGTAGCTGTCGCATTAATTGTGAACGCCGAGGGCGATGCCGAGTTTGTGATAACCGATGGGTCTGCTGTAGTCGCGGCGGCGAATGTAGCGGCTGGGCGCGTTGCATTGCTGTAAGGAACAATCTCTGTCCACCCAGCGTGTGAAGCTGCGGTATCACCTGCTGCTGGCGGGTTGGAGGCTGCTGCGCCATATAGAGCAATGTACCAAGGAGCTGTATAAGAGCTGCCTGAGAAATACTTGTCGTTCATGTCTTTTAAGCCGACGTTGACAACGAGGTTCTTTAGGTCCTCTTCCCACTTAACTTGACCATCAGCACCAATACACTGAACGGTATAAACGCCACCTGCGGCGACTTTATCTTGTGCGCCAACAGTGCGGGTAAGTGCCGCTGAAATTTTATCGCTTGACGATGCTTGATTAACTAACATGAAAAACTCCTTTAAGCTGAACGCACGATTGCATTTTGGAAATCGGCTAACGGGAAATTAATAACAAAGTTGCCACTAGACGTAGTTTTATCTTCACCGAAATCTAGTACGGCGATGGCAGGGTTTGTAAGACCGTCTGCCTTGTAAATAAGCGCACCACGAGCAGTAATGGACGTAACAGGCCAAGTCACTGTAGCAAAGCTAATAAACGCCACACTATTAGATAGCGTTGGGTATGTAGAAATAGTAAGAACCTGCCCACCGGCGGTGTATCCAGTGCCAGATGATTCGTCTGTTGTGGAGTATGCCGTAGTGTTCTCGTTAAGTGTTGCAGCAGAGGTGTATAGCGCCACCTTAAATACTTGCGTAGTCGTGCTGCTAAAGTTAAACACACCCTCTAGCAAGCCACGCTTATACGAGTCAACAATCGTTTGAGTAATCATGTCACATCCTGACGAAACTGACCCGAACGATACGCATCTTGACGTTGCTTGCCATCACCCAACTGCTTGAGCAACATAATAGCTTGCAGATAAAGCTTCTCGTAGAACGCAACCATATCAGGCTCGCCCTTGATAAACCGGATAGCTTCTATTAAAGCGCCATTAAGCAAAGCTGAATCAAAGTTATCTCCAAGCCATGAAGTTCCGGCGGTGACAATTGACTCAGGGTAGTAGAAGTAATGAAGCTCTGCGGTATACGAAGCATCTGGTGTTGGGCCAAGAATTAAACTTAACTCTGTGACGTTGCCACTGTTTGGTCCAAAGATCGCGTAATACTTTGGTAAGCCTGTGCTTGTAGGAGTAGGGTAAGCTTGGCGAATAAAGTTTACATCTTTGTTTAACAAGAATTCATATGCACCGTTTGCCTTGACGATAGCCAAGGAATACACCGATAAAAAATCGTTTGGTGCAGACAGATACTTGTTATTAGCCGATGTTACCCCCGTGACATTCTTACGCAGGTTTGCTATCTGAACAGTGTTGTAAATCTTCTGCTCGGCTTGCTTTGTAAACATCGCAAACTCATCTACCGTGAAAGAGTTTTCACAGATATCAGCAATGTTCGTACAAAGTTCAGCGTAATTCATGCCATCGGACCCCGTGCCATCTTACCTTTCGTCTGCGCTTTACCACCACGCACTTGAATGCCGCTAGTCTTGGTTGGCGAATTTCTGTTGCCAACACTTACTCGCATGGCCTCTGTTGATGGAGTAAATTGTTTGGCGGTTAAAGTGTTGGAATCAACACCGCCAGATACAGCGGCTTGCGCTGCGGATGAATCAATTTTTTTACCTGTCATGGTGTGCGGCTCCGCATAAACAGAGGCAGGACCCACCTCTTTTCCCATCATCTTTTGGCTGTATTTGCCCATGATTACCCCTGATTAGCGACTTTGGCTAGACCACGACCCATCTTCTTCATGGCTTCAGAAGTCACGCCTGCTGACTTTTTGCCGCCCTTCATGCCCATGACTTTTGCGCCATCAGAACCCAAGTTCTGCACATCAGTCTTACCTTTTTTTGCTACGCCATCAGCGCCACGTTTATATGCCATGATCGGCTCCTAAGAAATAGTAACTTGCCCAACGAAAGAAGTAGTCGTTACACCAACTGCTTGTATTACTTGCGACCGACTCTGCGGATACCCTGTAAAGTCTGGACGTGGATTACGAATTGCTTGCGGATCATCTACAGGCCACATACCAAGCTGAAGCTGCGGTTGATCTGGACTCCAACACTCGTTACAAGCTTTAATATTTGTAGTCTTCGTCTTAACAATTAGATAGCGTAGTGTTCGTAGTTTATACCGAAAGCCACAGATATCACACTCCGCAATCGCTTTACTATCAGACGCAAACTTATTACCCACAACTAGCTCCGGATACCAATGATACGCGGCACAAAACGCACAGACGCTTTCTCACGATCCTCGCCCGCAGCTAACTCAAATTGAAACTCATACTCTTGTTTTAACATCGGCATACGCGGTGCTAACTCCGGATACTTCATGGCAATGTAATACGCCAAGCCAGCAGAGATTGCCGGTAAGAATCGGAAGTTTGCGTCTTGGGTGTTTGCACCCGTGCCAGCATCGTCGATACGACGCATACGCCAATATTTAAAAACGTAGTAAGGGTCTAATGCCGTACCTTGGTTAGGAACAGGCCATACAACAATCTTAGGGTTATCCCTGAGTCTGCGAACCCATACCTGAATGGGGCGGCCTTGAGCTAACTTGTTAGGGATTGTTGCGTAAGTAGATACGCTAATACGCGATATGGTGAGGTCAGACTGAGTGGAGTAGTTGCCTGCGCCTGTACGGATAACATGATCCATTAGATCAATCGTATCGGCAGGAAGATCATACTCAGCTTGACCTTGGATAAGATCAATCTCACCCTCGTCAATTGTCCACATATTAATGCCACGGTTCTGAAACTCGATGGTCATTAGGTTCATAGACCGTGTGGCGGTGCGAAGATCATAGCCTGTGCGCAGTTCTCGACCAGCGCGTTCAAACGCCTCTTCAGCCAATTCAGCGAAGTCTAGGTTAAATGCGGTGGTTCCAGAAACAGCCATTATGTTTTCGCCGTTTTAGCTGCGTTGATAAAGTCCTGAGCGGTAGGAGCGCCCTTTTGACCGGGCTTTCTCATTTTAGCTCCTCGCGCACGCTTTGCATGAATGTTGTCGTACAAACCAACCTTACCGCCTTCAGCAAACAGTTGGTACTTATCGCCGTCTTTGCGACGCAAGGTTTTACCCTTTGGCATCTTTGACGGTAGGATTGCTCCCATACCACGGCTGGCTCGCATGATTAAATCATCCTTCCCTTAGTTTTACCGCGAACGGCACAACCATCAGCGCGTTTAGATGCGCCAGATTTAACTGACCCACCTTTCTTGTAATTACGCTTCTTAGTGTAGTTGTAACCTGCATCGGTTTCTGCACGCATATCACGATACTCTTGTGTATCGTCGTCTGTTGGCGGATTGCCGCTTAGATCCACTGGAGGAAGACTCTTTACGCCTTCCTTCATTCGCTGGCGCTGGATGAAGTCTTTTGCAAATTCATCTGCGCTTTTGCCGCCACGAATACGTTCAGCAGCTAATTGTGCCGCTTCGTTTTGTCTGTCAATTTGTGTTTGACGTTTTGGATCCATGATTACACCATCCTACCTTTTGTTTTGCCACGAACAGCGCAGCCGTCAGCTCGCTTAGATGCGCCAGACTTAACCGAACCACCTTTTTTAAAGGGCGACCCTTCCATTGCTCGACCGATTTTCTTTGCCGCTTCACGGGCGCGACGAGCATTGCCTGTGTTGCGCATGATTACATCAATCGTATCGCCAACAGGACCATTACGGCTAAAGTCGCCAGCAGCCGAACGAGGGCGTGGACGAGGAATTTCTGGCTCCCTTCCTTCTACGGCCTGAGCAACAATGTCAGAAACATCTTGGCGAGTAGTGGAAATAGGACGAGCTGGAATGGCGCGACGAGGAGCAACAGGAACTGGAACAGCTTCAGGCATACGAACCTCACGACCCATCAGGTCAGCGGCTTGTTTGTCTGAAAGAGTGCCTGCCGAGCGTAACGCCGCAGCACGGTCCTCGTCAGAAATACGTTCATTGCGACCTGCGCGTAGACCTGCATCAACATCAGCTTGTGTAAGTCCGGCGTCAATATCGGCTTGGGTTAAACCACCACCAGCGTAGCGTTTCTTCTTCATACCATTTTCCCTTTGGTTTTGCCTTTAACACAGCACCCATCTGCTCGCTTGGAAGCAGAACCAACTTTGCCACCTTTAGCCATTTTCTGTGGCTCGTCAAAAGGCAATGCACCGGGGGTAATCTTACCCATAGATGTTAGGCCACGAGGACGTGGGGCGCCCATTAATGCACCCATGCCGGGCGTTTTCATTTTGATTGGACCGCGACGGCCTTCCCGCATACGAGGAGTTGCTGGGACATCGGGATCATCAATAGATTGAGCTGGAACCATTGCCATGATATTTCCTTAACAGGCGCGTCCACCGCGATTCATCTTAATCATCTTGCCTTGGGTCTTGCCCTTGGCCTCGATGCCGCCGCCTTTAGCCATCTTAGTCATACCGCCTTTTTTAAGCGCAGCCATGTCGGTTTTCTTGCCACCGTGCATTTGCTTGTCGTGCATACCAACGGCTTTTTTAACCATTGCTTTGTCTTGTTTAAGATCGCTTTTCATTTCACCACCCTCTTTGAATTTTTTACCTTTGTCAGCCGCGCTAAAGTCTTTTCCTACAGAAGTAGGTACACCAACTTTCTTAGCAAACGCAGGGTTGTTAGCTACAGCTTTCATAAAACTAGATTGTTTCTTAGATGTACTTGGCATTATTTACCCCAATGTCCGACAACAAAACCAACAACACCGGTTACGGCACTAACCGCACCGCCTGCCCACATAAGAACTTTCCATCCACCACGGGCTTCAGATAATGTCTTTTGAATATCAGCTAGACAATTCTTGATTGACGCCATGTCCTGAACGAGCTTGTCCATGTCATCTTGCAAATGCTTGATGTCATTGGC